TTACTCCGTCACAGCCCTGAATCTTACTTCACCGAGATAATACCTGGTCTTCGGCTCGCGACGGCTGCGCGTGCCGATCCTCAGCAGGCTCACCAGCACGGCATCGTCGAGTGCCAGATCAGCATCGTCGAGAAGCGACGTCACCTTCGCGGCGATCTCCTGGGCAAGCTTTCGCCCTTCGCCTTCCGACCAGATCTCCAGCACGAGAAAATGCTCCTCGCCGGCTTCCGTCACGGTGGAAAGATCACGCGTCTCCATCTCGCCGAAGATGATCGCCGGCAGTTTCGGCCGTGCCAGCAGACGATCGCGAATGCCGTCCGGCCCGATCAGCGCCGTCAGCCCGGCATCGCTGGAAAGCCGCTGATGGATCGCCTTCAAAAGAGCATTTGCCGCGCTCATGCCGCAACCTCCTCGCAGAGGCAGGTGAGGTAACGCCCCGTCTCATCCGGGTCCTGCACCAGCTTTATCGCAAACAGCCGTGCTCCCTTGCGCAAACGCTGTCCGGCGGAAACCCCTTCACGAAACCGCAGCCAGATGCGGTGACTAATCGTACCGATCTCGGCACCTGCCCGTTCCGCAAGGCTCGTCGACACCGGCTCGATCTTCGCCCACATGGCGGCAATCTCCGTCCAGCTTAGCGTGCCGCCACCCTGTCCGTCCGGTGTGCTCGTGTGCTCTTCCAGCGACAACCGTGCCGTCATCTGGCCGGGATCGAAAAAGACGACCATCACAGCCTCCGTATCCGGAAGGGGGCAATCAGTCGCTCATAACCGTCAGGAACACCTGCCGGCTGCTGGTCGGCGGAGATGACACCGCGGAAGGCGAACATGTGGCCGATATGGATCAGCATCGCCCGTTTCAGCGTATCCGGCACATCCGTTCCCGCCTCGCCGTAACCGGCGGCAAAGTCGATCTCGATACCGTTGACGGCCCGTCCCGGCGATGGCGCATCACGCAGCCACAGCCTTGCCGGACGTCCCGCAGCATCGAGCAGATGATCTTCAAGCGAAACATCAACGGCCGCTCCATCCGCGTCATAAACCGTAACGGATTGAATCGCTTGCACCGGCGACTTCAGGATACGGATCACCCCGTCCTTCGGCCATCGGTCGAGATCAAATCGCCACCCCTGGGCGATCAGGCACAAGCCCGTCTCGCCTTCGAGAAACTCGCGCGCAGTTTTCACGAGCGACAGAAGAAGCGCATCCTCGTCACCGCCATCCAGCCGCAGATGCGCCTTCACCTCGGCAAGCGTCAACGGCTCCGCCAGAGGCGGATCGATCATGGCATAGGTCATCGGAATCCTTTGATGGGTAAAAAAGCCCCTCATCCGCCTACCGGCAGCAAGGCCTTCGTTCCCGCTCACTTTGAGCAAGGCACGTCCCCTCTCCCCCTGATGAAGGGGAGAGGCTAGGGTGAGGGGCAGACTTTGATCGGGATGGAGCAGAAAGCCCCGTCAGCTCGCCGCAAACTTCACCAGCTTGATCGCCTCGAAATTCTGCACCCCGCCGCCGACGCGCTTGGTGGTGTAGAACAGAACATAAGGCTTGGCCGAATAGGGATCCCGCAGGATACGAACTCCCGCCCGATCGACGACAAGATAACCCGAGCGGAAATCGCCAAACGCGATCGACAACGAACCGGCCGCGACATCCGGCATCTCCTCGGCTTCCGCCACCGGAAAGCCCATCAGCGTGGCGGGCTGGCCGGCCGATGCCGGCGGGCGCCACATGTAATTGCCGTCGGCATCCTTGAACTTGCGGATATCGGCCTGCACCTTGCGGTTCAGCATGAAGGTGCCGTTCTGCCGATGCCCCGCCTTCAGCGAATAGATCGCATCGACCAGCGTGTCGGACGGACCGGTGGATTTCCAGGCGCCCGCTGCCCCGGTCGCGATATAACCGAGATTGCCCCAGCTCCAGGCGCTGTCGGCCACCGTTGTGTAGGACAGAAATCCCTTCGGCTTGTTGACGCCATCGCCGCGGATGAAGGCGTCGCCCTCCTGTTCGGCAAAGACGATATCCACCTCGCCGGCGATCCAGGCCTCGATATCGACCGCCGCATCGTCGAGCAGCGCCTGAGTGGCCGCCGGCATGGCGTAAAGCTCCATGGTCGGGAAGGACAGTTCGGCCAGCTGCGGCGCATTGGTCTGCGGCCGCGCCGCCGCCTCTGCCACCCAGCCGGTCGCAAGGCCGGTCGTCGCAAACGGCTTCTTCAGCACTGCGGAAGAAACGGTCCGCACGGTCGAGAGCGCCCGCATCGGCGAGACGACGGAAACCCGCCTTCCGATCTCCGTGTCGGTCTCGTCCGGCACCAGATAACCGCCATCGGCACCGCTGCCCGCCGACATCGCCTTGGCTTCCAGCTCGCGCAGCCCCGCCTCGTCGCCGCGGCGAACATAGGCATCGAAGGCCGCCTTGTGCTCCGCCGCTTCCGGCGACATCTCAGCCGCTCCATACGCACCGGCACGGGCCGATCCGAGCTGCGGCCGTACCTTCTTCAGAACAAGCTGGTCGAGAAGCTTCTTCTGGTCGTCCATCGCCCGGTTGATCCGGTCGACCTTGTCGCGGGTCACAATATCCGATGTCAGCTTCTGCTCGATCTCGCCGAGCCTGCGCTCGTTGACATCCTTGAATGACTCGAATGCCTCCATGAAGTCGTCGAAAGCCGCCGTTACCGTCTCGGGTATGGCCTTCACTTCGGGCGCCACCTTGTTTGCCTGCATAACCTGCTCCGTCATATCGATTTTCCCTTGAAGCTTGAGGTGAACATCATCTTCGCCGCCCGCCGCATCTGGTGGACGAGTTCGGTTTCCCGGTCGCGGAAGAACCGCGCATGCTTGACGTCGGAGACCCTGGCCGATGGCAGCATCGGAAAGGTCACGACGGAAATTTCCCAGAGATCGGCTTCGAGAATTCGCCGCACGCCGGTCTTGGCATCGGTGCGCGCCTTGACCGTGCGAAAACCGATCGACAGCCCGTCCAGCGCACCGGATTTCATCAGCGAAAACACTTCGCGCGACCGCCCGACACCCGGCGACAGCACGCCCTCGACATAAAGCCCGCGGGCATCCTCGCGGATCGTCTTCCAGGCGCCGATCGGCTCGTTCGGATCATGCTGGTAGAGCATCCGCACTCCCGGCGCGCCACGGGCGACAAGCGAGTTCAGAAATGCCCCGCGCTCGATCCTGTCCTTGCCGAGATCGACCTCGCCGAAGACGCTGGCATAACCGGAAAACGTGCCATCGCCGGTAATGCCAGCCAGTTCCAGATTGGCGAACTTGCGTGCCGTTGGGCGCGCCGGAATACGCATGGGGGCGCGGTGCCCGCGATCAGCGTGCATGGAAATCTCCTGAATTGAATGAAACCTTCATCCGGCCGCAGGGCCTTCGGGATTGAGCCGCGACCCGCATCGCGGTATCCTGCACTGCGCCTCTCTTGAATGGAGGACGACATGCAGATGCTCTTTTTGATCGCACTCGGCATCGTATCCGGCACCGCCCTGATCGCAGGCGCGATCCGGCTGGCCCTTTATCCGCCCGGCATTTTCAAAAAGGCCATCATGGCTGAACCGCTCGACAGGCCGGACCACGCGCTGGGAGACGCCGCCATGTGTGCCAGCAGCGAAGGAAGCCACGGGAGCGGCGAGAGCCACAGCTGACAGCCTAACGCCGCCCGCCATATCTTTCCGCCACGCGAGACAAAGCCCCCAGTACCCACCAGGCACAAAGGCTCGCCGCCGCCGAGCCTGCCAGCATGGTCTCCGCCCCCGACAGCATGCCGGAAAGGCCGAGCCGTTCGGCCAGCCACAATCCCGTCGGCCCACCGAAGATCAGCCCGCAGGTCATGCCCGTCGCAAAACGGCTTGCCGCCTCACGCCGGCTCTTCGGCAGAAGATAGATCAGCGACACGCCGGCCCCGGCAAAAGCCCCAGCCGTCTTCGCCGCCCAGACGCCAAACATCGCGCCCGGATCATGTCCAAGGTCAGCCATTGTTAATTCCTTGTCCGTTAGAGGGGACGGCGCTCGGCGCTGCAATGATCGGGCGCCACTCCGTTCGGGCGAACGCTCAAGGCGTGCAGAACCACATGCGGTATTCTGTTGCCGCCAAAATCGTCGAGACTTTCGCCAATATTCAGAATCGCTTGGGCGATAAATTTGAAAGGTTGAGTCCGGCACTTCACGGGTTGAGTGAAGGCGCTCAT